GTATGAAATCGCGTAGTTCAACAGGTGTTGGTCAAAAGATTGATTTGGAGTACAACATTGAAACCATGCGCATTACTGATGAAGGCGGAGACGAAGGAACTGGATACAACAAACCTCAAAGCTCAATCATGGACTCAATCAAGGCTCGGAGCCAGATCAAGGCTGCTGACACCGGAGGGGAAAGTGATTCATCTGCACCATGGGAACGAGCTACAGGAACTCCTGCCTGGGACAAACCATTAACAGAATCTGCCAAGGTGTCGGGAGAAGTTCAAAGTAACAAGCTCAAACAGTTATTAGGAAAGATTAAAACTAGATGAATCGAGTAATTTGCAATATGCCCTTAGAAAATACTATTTTGGTACAAAATTTTGAAAATTTTGAATTTCAAAAAGATGATATATTTTTAATTTGTGACACTATTGACTACAATCTACTAGATTTAGTGTTTAGTAAATCAATAGTTCCAAAATTTGTAGTTGGCACTAACGCAACTTCAATCGAGTATCGAAATAAAGTTTACACAACGACTGTTAATCTTCCTTCATTGCATTTACGCCATTGTGTATTTCTGTCAGACAAAGAAATTAAAACTAATCAATGTTTTAATTTTTTAATCAACAAGAAAAAAATTAACCGATATTTACTAATTAAGCTCGTGGAGTATTTTAAACTTACTAAGTTAAATTATACTTGGAGTGGCATAGGTAGGCAGTTTGATTTAACTGAAATAATTAACGAATGGAATAGTGTTGATCCTTTGCACACGCACTTCAATGATAATTTAAGGAACTGTGTTCTATCTCCAATTTTGTTAGATAAGTTTTTTTTACATTTTCAAAATATTGATTCAAACAACGATAGTAATGTTGTTAATTATGGTACAAACACTTGGACCTGGAATAATATTTTTAAAGAATCTATGACAGAAACTGCCGTGTCATTAATTTCTGAATCCGTGGGCTTTGAAAAATCTTCAGTTTTTACAGAAAAAACTGTATATTCAATATTGGCGTTGACATTTCCTATTTTCATTGGTGGTTATGGCCATGCCGAACAATTTAAAAAAATGGGATATGACAATTTTGATGATATAGTAGATCATAGTTATCAATATAAAGAAACGTTGTTTGAACGATGCTATTATGCATTTTTATACAACTATAAGTTACTTGAAGATTTAGATTATGTTTGTAAAATTCGTTCCAAAAATTTAGATAGATTAAAAAATAATAGAGAACTATGTGTAAACGGTCAATTTACAAAATTTGTCAATCAAGAAATTAATAGTTGGCCAGATGAGCTAAAAAATAGCATACTTCCTTATATGGAATTATTCTCATAAGAGAACTTACACTGCCGACTTATCCATATTTTATGCAAATCTTTAACTAGTTGTAAATTTAATCCTGAAAGATTAAATTTATCAAATATTTGTATAATGTGCGATAAAAATTCGTCAACGTTGAAGAAACTTGCCAACGGTATAAAATAATTATTTTCAGATTCTAAAAAATTCTTTTTATTTTGATAAAAACATAATATAGGACTATCAATAATTTTTTCTTTAATTATTTTTTCTTTGTCTGCAGATAAGAACACCGAATTATTTTGGTACTCTAAAACCTTAGGCAAACTTTTGAAACTACAATATTCTGGATGTTCGGGCAGGTAATATATTTTGCCTTGATCTTCCAAAAAATGTTTATTCCATACTGTAGAATGCATCCAATTTATTTCTGATTGAGATTCGACAATTATTGTTACTGTTGGTGAATTTCTACAAAATTCAGGAACACTAGGATTATTCATTATTAAATTGATATATTTTTTTTGCATATATGCATTTAATAAAAATTGATCGTTGATTGCTCGAGCGTGATCTAAAAACTCTCCAGCAGTGACCTTATTGCCTCGATTGTATGTTGAACTAAAAAGAGAGGTGTCATACGGAGCGATTGGTTCTTTTTGCATGTGTTCCACTGGATCAGTAGGAAAACTGCGACTAACATATGCTAAGTTAAGATCATAAAATAACTTGGAAGTTTTGTGATGTTCAATGATATGATTCCAATGATCTACATTAAAAGAAGTTTGAAGAATCGTGGATAAAAATTTACCTCCTGATCCGTGAGGATATCTAGTAATTAAAAATTTCATTGGCGAAATTGTCAAAGGTAATAAATTGATTAGAAAAAGCAAATAAAATTAAACGTTCACCGCTTTGATAACAACAAAGTTCAACACAATGGCTTCGCCTAAGGAGCCTGAACTCATGTTGCCTATTGAGATTCTACAACTGCCGGCTGCAACTGCATCGCACTGAACATTGTATGCACCAGCGGTTGCTCCAGAACCGATACAAATCATTACAACATCCGTAGCAGCAATCACACTGTTGGTCAATGTAAAACTGACTTCTGCGGCAGCAGTCAAGCTGGCGTTATTCATGGTAATTTGACCGCAACGCTTGTTGAGTGTGACACCAGTTGATTTATCAGTGGCCTGGGTCACAGTGCCACCTGTGCCTGTACCATAGCCCACTGCTGATTCGGTGCTACCCAACAGTGGTCGATTTAGATCATACACAGTAATGATATTACCACCGTCTACAGTTGAAAATTCAAATTGATATGTTCCTGTTGCTGCAAAAGTGATCACATTTGATGCATACCCTTGAAGGCCTGTGGTGCCCAAACTCACTGCCACAGGCAAAGTCAGAGTGTGTGCGGTGCTGGTTACATTGATAGCAATTTGGATGATGCCTTGGCTTCCACTGGCAGGAAAGTTACTGAAATTCAAACTGACAGATCCAGTGGTTGAAATATATTGATATTGCCCGGCGCTGTAATCAATGGCTATAGATCCAGCAGTTGCAGCATTTTGCAAAAAAGTATAACTGACATCATTTAATTTAACGGCATATATTAAGTTATCTGCCATGTTGTTGTTCAGAGTAGTGCCGCTCAATGCTGCCTTGAAAACTCCGTTGTTTTGCAAGTCCGTAATTTCAGTTTCAGCATAGCTAAAATTGGTTTTGATGTTGGTAAAGTTGTCCCGGAACCCCTGTGTGTTGTTGGGCTGTCCAGCCACCGGATAGGTGCCGTCTACGTTGTTTGGGTTGATTTGACTTGTCATAGGTATTCCTGTATAGTAGATATTTATTTGAACTTGATATACACTAAATAATCCAAAGGCCCAGATCGAATGCAGAAAAAGACCCGTAGTTTACTAGAAGAACTAGACTCGTTGTACGTAGAGCGTGATCGCCGCCTGATAATTGAAACACGGGCCGACAGCATTATTGCCAGCGCCATACGACTGATAGAACAAATCGAAGCAGAGTTTGGCACCGAACAAGCGGACAATCTCACACGTAAATTGCTCAATGCAATACGTACCAAAGATGCTGGCAAGTTCTCGCGATCAGTCAGGAGAACACATGCAGATTAATGAAATAACTCGACGCAAATTAAACGAAGTGGGATTTGCTGCAGGACTTGCCACTGGCTTGCAAGGGGCTCTGAGCAAGGTGGGTGTTCAAGGCCCTGCCCTTGAGCCCAGTAAGGCTACAGGTCCTACAATGAATCGCGCTCAAGCCCTGGCACAGGCGCAAAAACAAGTGCAGACCTTGATTCCGGTCATGCAGAAAAACTGGGCCAAAGCAGTACAAGATACCTTGGCACAGAGTACGGATCCTGCTACCAGTGCACCTGCTACCGGTGTGGATAAAATGACCACAGGCGATCAAAACTCGTTGAAAGCAAAACTTGTTTCGCTTGTGAATTCTGCAATCTATCCTCAATACCAACAACAATACAAAAACTTGCCCGCCCAAGTGGGCGAAGACCCCACAACCAAAGCACAGGCCATGCAGGTGGTTCAAGATATCGACAGTGCTGTTGATAGTATATTTCAAGGGACCATGGACAAATCAGCAAACGTTCAACAAGCCTGGCAAAGTTTAGGACGTGATGGTATTGCTCCTGCACAGGCTATTGTAATTCGTGATCGTGGTCAGGGCACAGGTGGTACCTCTGTCAGAGCCAAAGCAGGAGGAGCAGGAACGGAATTTGAAGTTGATTTAGGTGATGGTGTTTTTGTTCCTTACGATTCTAAAAATCCTGCACATAAAAAAGCTGCAGAAGAACAAAAGAAAAAATTGGACATATAATGAACCTATACGAAGGCGGCAATGTTTTCAAAGATGCACAAGGTCGGCCACTAACACAACGCATCAAACAAGCAGATATCGCCAGCACAGTGTCCTGGCTAGAAACTGTCACAGGTCTTGATTTATCACATGATCGAGATGAAGCAGGCATTCCTGTCAAATGGCTGGGGTCAACAGGCAAGAAACCCGACTCTGGTGATCTAGACCTTGCTGTGGATGCCAATGAAATTACCAAGGCTGAACTTAAGGGTCAACTAGATGCCTGGGCCACAAAAAACAAACAAGATCCCCGAGACTGGTGCAGACTCACAGGCGAAGCAGTACATTTCAAAACACCCATACAAGGCGACCCCAAGCGTGGCTATGTGCAAACAGACTTTATGTTCATGCCCAATTTGGAATGGGGTACATTCTGGCTGGGCGGCGGCACAGGATCAGCCTACAAAGGTGTGTTTCGCAACGTCTTGATGTCTAGCATTGCCAAAGCACTGGGACTCAAGGCCTCAGCCAAGGGAATCATCAGTAGACAAACAGATCGGATGATCACAATGGATCCAGATCAAGCTGCTGGCATATTGTTGGCTCCACAGTACAAACGCAATCAGTTAATGACTGTGGAAAGCATTTACAAAGCCCTGGCCATGGATCCTGATCGTGATGCCAAACTGGCAGATTTCCGTGAATACATCACACGTGAAGGTGTAAAAGAACCTGAAATGGGCATGGCAGAAAGTGACGTTAACTTTCTAGCACGACTACGTGATCGTATTGTGAACCGTGGCTATGTTGCTCTTGTGGAGGCAGAGCAAGCCGGAGTTGGTGGCCGAGCCAAAGGTATTGAGCACTTGGAAGATTTGGTGTTCCGTCGTGGCACACAAGGCATTCGAGATGCACTGGAGATTGTGAGCCATGCCACACAACAACCCAAGACAGTCACAGCCAAATGGGACGGTAAGCCTGCTGTGATATTTGGCCGCAAACCTGCCACAGGTGAATTTGTATTGACAGATGGCTCGGGATTTGAAGCCAAAGGCTATGATGGTCTTGCCACAAGTCCACGCATGATGGCAGACATACAAAGTCGGCGCTCAGGTGACAGAACTGAACTTATCAATTTGTATGCACAATTGTTTCCTGTACTAGAAGCCGCACTGCCCCCAAACTTTCGTGGCTATGTCAAAGGCGATTTATTGTACATGTCAACACCTCCTGTGGAAGCTGGCAACTATGTGTTTCGACCCAACACAGTGGAATACCGAATTCCAGTCAAGAGCACACTGGGACAACGCATTGGCAACTCCAACATTGGCATTGCCATTCACTCAATGTATGCAGATGCAGGTGATGCACGTCAGCCCTTGAGCGGAGTAAAGTTCAATGAGGTTCCTGGCTTGATGTTGGAAAAGCCCGCAAGCCCTCGACAACT